AGTTAAAACAACCACCAAATAAATCAATGCCCAACTCTTTAATCTTCTCGTATCCATAATGGATGAGTAGTTCATTGAAAACAGCTTTTAATTTATCTGCCACCAATTTATGACACATCATTGTTTTTACTGTAGAATCAGTATCCCAAGCTATACGCATAGGATAAGGCAACTCGATTTTTACCAAGTACCCGGCTCCTGTAACATTAGGAGCACCATATTTTTTTATTACTTGTTGTGTTGTCATCTTCCCTGTCCTCTATATTCTTTTTTGTATAACTTGCTTGACTTTAGCGTACTTGTTTTAGTCTTAGACGCTACGCCTTTTTTCTTTGCTTTCTTTTTGAAAGTGGAGTCTGTTGATACTTTTGCTTTTGCCATTACTTAGAAGTTAAAAATTCAATGATAACTTTTAAGGCTCCAATTCCAATTAATGTAACAAGAGCATAAAAATATGCTTTGTACTTTCTCAATTGGTCCTTAATCTCATCCAATTCAGTTTTCATTTCTTTAAAATCACTCAATAACCCTCCTGAGTTTTTGTCGATAGGGTTCCCGGCTAACAAGGTATGAATATCCTTAAGCATAGTCTTCATCTCAGACACCTCTCCCTTAATGGTTTCTAATTCTTGTGCCATTGAGTCGAGTCTGTGGTTTTCGTGAGTGGTACTCATTGATTAATACTTTTTTAATTTACCAAAGTGCATTTATCGCTGTTGCTGTTGTTCCTGTTAATCTAAGCTGAATAGCCTGAATAGGAAGCGTTGTTCCGGCAGGAACTCCATTAAATATAATTGTGTCTCCTCCCAATGTAACTATAGATACATTCCCTGTACCTCCCACATATAAAAATGCCCCTGTTTGACCATTGCCGGCTTGAGAACTCATAGAGTAAATAGTATAAAGTTGTCCTGTAGATGCAAAAATATTTGCATTCAATGTAAGTTGAGTTGCACTATCTACAGAAACTACAGTTGCTGCTGTTGAACCGGTGTCATTATGAACAACATCTCCCGGATATACAGGATTTGTTATAAAGTTTGCAGCAGAATTTATTAGCTTAAGTGCTGTTGCAGTAGTATTTGTACCTACAGAATTTACAGCACCGGGATTTGCAATAATAGCATTATCTGAAGGATGTGCTCTTAATGCTCTTGAGAAAGTTGTTTTGAATACTGACATAATTTCTATTTATTATCGTTGTTATAAAATACTTTGTTAATTAGCAAATCAGGGTTGTTCAATCGTTTCTTTCTTTCTTCGCACCCACAATCCTCTCCTGTTGCTTCACTAATTGCTTCTACAACTTTTTTAATTCCGGTTACGGTTGTAATCTTTTCGATTGTATCTCCAAGACCTCTGCTCTTCCATTTATCACGATGAATGATTGCCATATTATGCTATAAAATTTTCTGCTTTGATACGTCCAATCAATGCAATTACTAATCCAATTACCTCAACTATCTCAGATGAAATATCAGGAATAACTGCATTAAAAAATGTTTTAGAAATTAATCCTGCTGCTGCAATGATAATTCCCCAAATTGTTTTTGATAAATACCACGGTTTCACGTTTTCCATTTTTTAAAAATTTATTGTACAAATATATCAAATTTTATAGACTCTTTTTGCGGTGTTACTGAACCTGTCAAATTCCAAATCCTCAGGAGACTTCTTTAATCTTTTAGAAGTCCTATCTATCGCTCTTTCAGCAGCCGTCATAGAATTTCTTTTCAAGCCTTCTTGTGTAAAAGTTTTACCATCAGCCATTAAATGACCACGCTTTTGTAAAATAGATATTGCTTTTTGTTTGCCTCCAACTTGAGAAGCAAGTCTATTAATCAATTCTCCCTTACCTGTGAAGTCTATACTTTTCATTTTAGTATTTTCCTTTTCTTCCTTTTGGATTACTTGTTGTCGGTCCTCCCGGACCCTTCCATAAATAACTGCACGCCCAATGACGAGGAGTTAGTTTATCTGTAGCACCATCGCAGCCGTGTCTTGCACGAAATGATTTGCGTGCTGCATCAGAATAATTATTGCCATAGCCTTTTGCCCCAAAGTGAAGAAGTTTCTCTTCTCCATTAGCACAAGCCTTGACCATCATCTTCTTTCCGGGTCTGTCTGACGGAACCGGACGGTTGCATTTCATTTTTGATTTATCTGCCATTGTCTTTTGTTTTAAAAAAAAAAGGGTTCCTGATAAAGCGGCTTACGCATCGGCTCTGAAACCTTTGCGACCTAACAAATCTACTGTCTCCTGATTCCCTAAGTACCTATACAGAAACAATTTCATTGCAAACGATTAGGAATCGTTCTAACCGCTCTACCAAGCCAACTTACCGGGCTCAAAATCCTTGCAGATTTACGCCCCGAAGGGTGGCACTCACTGTGTATCTACATTTACTCAGGCACGTAGGCATCAGCAAGTAGTGAGTTGCCGGTAAGTTGTGTTAACCCCTTCTTTAACCAAGGTCGAAAAAAAGCCGGGGATTGCTCCCCGACAGTTAACTAACCCTGATTAAGAGGTGTATGGAAATCCCTACTTGGATGTCCCGGCTCTACTCTTTCAGGAGTAGGCTCGTTCAATATCGGTGGAGCAACTTCTTCTACGCCTACAGGAGTAGATTCAGTTACAACTTGGTCTACCAATCCTGATTCAGGAGTGGTTTCTTCTGTTGGTTTCTTAGCCATTTCTAACTTTTTTATTGATTAACAAATTTTTCCGTAAGGATTTGAACCCTTCATTCCTGATTTTCCTTTTGCAGCACCTGTGATTTTAGATGCAACGCCACCTTGCTTGATTGAAGCAGTAGCTTTACCACCTTTCATTCCACCGTACTCAGTGATTTCTTTACTTAAAGAACCACCTGTAGTGGGCATCTGCATTCTTGAAGAAGCAGGTAAGTTTGGAGTGTCTTTTGACTTTGCCATTTTACTTATTTTTTTTTGATGATTGATTTAATAGCACCTTTTACAGCACCTTTTACAGCACCTACAGCAGCACCTTTCAATGCTCCTTTAATTGCAGGCTTATTAGCCGCAGCCGGCATTTTCATTTTAGAAGATGCAGGTAAATTGTTTGTTGATTTAGACTTTGCCATTTCTTTTTTTTTTAAATTAATTATTGATTATCCTAATAAGTCAGACAAGTCGCCCGGCTTTGTAAATTGTTTTCCCAAATTTGGTGCTAACTTTCCTAACCCTGAAATCCTACTTGACATACCCGGTCCTCTTTTAGATTTAGCCGCAGCAATTTGTTGTTTCAACTTGCTATTCTCATTCATCGCAGCAGCTTCTTTATCTGAAGTAAACTTTGCAGTATTGATTGCAGATATTTTTTGTGCAAGAGTCTGAGGTTTCTTATCCTCTTCTTTTTTTGCAGGAGCAGTCTTTGCAGGAGCAGATTTAGCATCAACGTGAATCGCTGCTAACTTCTCTTTTAAAGTTTGAGGTTGTGGTTCTGTTGCCATATTACATCATCATTTGAGGTTCAGGCGTATTCGCCAATGGGGTATCAGGTCTTCCTTGAGGCATCCCACCTTGTGGCGGTCCTGCCGGCATAGGTTGTGCAGGTGCAGCTTTCTTAGCTACCGGTGCAGCAGTTTTAGTTGGAAACTTTTTTGCAGCAGACTTTGATGTAGCTGTTTTTTTATGCGTTGCTTTTGCGTGCTTCATAATTTAAAATTTATGTTTTACAAATTTTCAAGTTCAAATATAGTAAACAATTTTACTAACTTTGCAACAAAGATAATAAATTAAATCAAATGAAATCAAAGGCGAATGACTACCTCAAATTTTGGAGGGTAATACGGTATTTCTATAAAGCAAAGTACGGTCTCAATCAAGCTGACCTCGATATGCTTCTCTTCCTTTACTCCGAATCTTACTTCAGCAAAGACAAATTTATTCAGTTCGATGAACTTCTTTCGTGGGATGAAGGTCGGTTTGACCGCTTGCTTCGTGACGGTTGGATTGTAGTGTTCCGCAAACGGATGGGAGCACGCAAGGCATTGTACGAACTTTCGTACAAAGGAACACGAATGGTTACAGAAATCTATAAAAAACTAAATGGGGAAGAAATCCCCATTAGTCCATCATATAATCCTATGTTTCAAAAGAATGTTTCATACGCTGATAAAGTTTATCGCAATATGATTACTGAGATGAATGCCACTATTCGACAATCACGACATCAGACTCCCGAATAATTGTAACCTGTTCATCATTGATGAGCATTGTGTAACTATGACCTTTGTCATAATAAATCACATCGTCTTTTTGAATCGCAGTCACGTCTGTTCCCGGAGCAACAACCAATCCTTTCTTGTATCGTAATTGGTTGGTATCTTCTCCCGAAAGTATCAAGCCGGATTGAGTTTTAATTTCCTCTTCGATGTTTTTAATCGCAATGTATTTTCCTATTGGTTTCATAAATCAAAATTATCGTTTACCCATATTGGTGTTTGTTCTCCGACATATGCACCGGAGACGTTATAATCAAAATATTCAACAGCTTCTTCGTAGTCCATCTTGTGCTCCTTCATCAGAATGTCAATACACTTTGAGAAAGAATATACAAGACGACCCCCAACTGTGTCTATCCCTATGACAGCCTCATCAAAGCCATCTGCTTTGAGGAAGCCATCTTCAGGATATGCGTCTAAAATTTTAGTGAGTATGCTCATACTATTGCGTATCATAACTGCGAGCCATAGTGACAATACAGTTGGTTGACAAAATTGTTACAGCAACACTGATTGCATTTTGCAAAGCACTACGTGTTACTTTCAGTGGGTCTATTACTCCCATCTTAATCAAGTCTCCTTTCTCTCCTGTCTTCACATTGTAACCTTCTCCTTCAGGAGTACCACCATTGTAGATGTTAGTCACGCATAACCCGGCATTCTCAATAATCTGAGTAAGCGGAGCCTGAAGTGCAGCCTCAATAATTTTCATTGCTGCCAATTGCTCCTCACTTGTTGCCTCAGCGATGAGGTCTGTGATGCGAATCTCAGCCAATGCTTTGCCGGCTCCTGCAAGAATACCTTCCTCAAGTGCTGACCTTACCGCACATACCGCATCATCAACTCTATCAAACAGTTCTTTCTGCTCAAGGTCAGTGTTACCACCAACGAAGATTACACCAATTCCTCCTGTCAATGAAGCAATACGCTCCAACAAAAAGTCTTTGTCGTTCTTTCTCTTTGCCTGAGCGTGAGCATCCCATAATTGTTTTACTCTTTCGTCAATTGCCGGTTGGTCTAATTTCAAATCAGACTTAATGATAACAGTCTTGTCTTTACTCACGATTACTTTTGCAGCGTGACCAAGATTGCCATAGTTGATATGACTTAAATCATCCCCGGTCTTCTCACTGAAGTAAGTAGCCCCAACACTGATAGCAATATCTTGCATAATCTCGTGCTGCTTGTATCCAAAGTTTGGAGGAGGAACAATACAGATTTTCAAATTCCCTTTCACAACATTCGCTGCTAAGGTGTTTACTACATTCGCATTACACGGAGAGATAATCAACAACTTCTTCCCTTCACTAATGATTGGCTTCAATACATTCTCCAACTGCAACACATTTGCAATCTCCATATCTGCTACCAATACCATAGTGTCTTCAAAGACACACTCGTCCTTCTTCGCATCATTGATAAACATAGGGCTCATATATCCTCTATCGAACTTAAGTCCCATTGTTGTCTCAGCATACGTGTCAGCGTTCTGACTTTTCTCAACTGTAACAATACCATTTTTGCCAACGTCCTTATAAACCTCAGCAATAATACGCCCGGTCTCTCTATCGTTATTTGCCGATAGACTTGCTACATCAACCAACATACTGCTCGTAACCTTCTTGGCTTTTCTACGCAGCTTGTCCACTACCTTCCCGGATATGTCCACCATATGTCTCAACACCTCAGTGCGATTATGGCTTTCTTTGATATGCTCTTGTGCAGCAAGTACCAAAGCCTCCGTTAAAACAATAGCTGTTGTAGTTCCATCTCCGGCAGCAGTAGCTGTTCTGTCTGCGGCTTCCTTCATCATCTTAACCGCAAGGTTCTCGACAGGGTCGAGTAGGTCTACCGATTTTGCAACAGTAACTCCATCCTTGGTAACAGTAATACCGTGTGTGTGATGAGGAGACTCAATTAATACTGTGTTTCCTGATGGTCCCAACGTACTCTTTACCGCACGTGACATTTTTAATACACCATCAATCAATTTCTTTCTACCTGCGTGACCAAATTGTAAGTCCTTTGGTAGGTAACTTGTGTCTGTTTTAAAGTCCATTTAATTAGATTTTATTGTTCTGTGCAAATATAGTATAAAAAAACTTAGTTACTGCCCATAATCCATAAGAAAAATAAAAAGAAAACGTAGATTACTCCTATAGCAGCTATGAATACTAATAAAACTTTTAATTCACTCTCTTCCATAACAATGTCGGTATGTCAAAATTAAAATTTCCCTACTCTCTCTCTCTCTCTCCTCCCTTTATAAATAAATTTCCCATAAACTTTTGGCTTTTAAATTGACATTATCGACACTTCTCTTTATTATCAATACTTTAGCTTACTAAAATCGACATAAAAACTAACATATTTAATACCAATATTCCAAAAAAAAGGGGAAACTAAATAGAATCCCCTGTTGATTGCTTACTTATGACCTTGCCACAAGACCTTACTTACAACAATCTCCCATATCCTCCATACGGTTTCCAATCATTACTGCCTCAGAATAAACAGAAACCTTTTCAGCACGCTTCATAGATTTCTTTAACTGTGCAGCCTGTTGAATACCGGTCTGACCGTCAGGGCGATTGTTGATTAGCATACCATCCTTCTGAGTAAGTCCATATCCTGAACCCTTCTGTTGATAGATGCTGTTTGATAAATTTGCTTTCTTACTAAACATAGCT